CTTTATAGTCAGAAGTTAGGAGTGGCAGGAACTGTTGATTGTATAGCTCAATATGATGGTGAGTTGTCTGTCATTGATTTTAAGACTTCTAAGAAACCTAAACCGCGTGAGTGGATTGACCATTACTTTGTACAATGTGCAGCTTATGCTTGTATGTTTTATGAGATGACTGGTCAAATAGTCAAGAAGTTTGTCATTATTATGTCCTGTGAGGACGGGGAGTGTGTTGTTTATGAAGAATATGATAAGGGGAAGTATATTAAATTACTCTCCGACTATATTAGAGACTTTATTGAATCTAAATTACAAGAATATGCTTAAAAATGAAGAAGTTGCTATTTCTGAGTTAATTAAAAAGAAATTTTATTCTGCTAAGAAATTTACTGAAGAGATAGAGAAGGTTGTTCTTGAAAATAAGGATATGAAATATGTCGATGCCATTGTTTTCTTTTGTGAAAAAAATAATTTGGATGTAGAATCAGTTCCTAAGTTAATTACTAAACCTTTGAAAGAGAAGCTTAAATGTGAAGCTATGGAACTCAATCTTCTTAAGAGAACTTCTCTCGCCAAACTTCCTCTATGATTAAAGTGCAACCTTTTGATACTTACAAGGCTTATCTTGGATTAAAAAATCATTTTACCCAAGAGAAGTATGATTATGTGAAGTATTGTGGTAAGTCAAGGGCATCTTTACAATCCTTTTACAAACGCCGCGACAGATACTTTTTTGAAAAACTTAGTCGTCAGAAGAATGATGAGGAAGTTATAGATTTCTTTGTTGCTAATTTTGTTTCTTGTGATGATCCTCAATCCTTATGGGTGGGTGAGATTATGAGGAATGGTGAGGATAATTATACTAATTGGAAGAGAAAAACTCAATCCTTATCTTATCTTTTTAAGGAGGAGATAGAAAAAGTTTTTAATGGTAAAGATTTTGATCAGATGTTTGAGGTAAAAGGAACTACCCATCCAGATATAATTAAGGAACATTTACAAGAGAATATTTCTTTGGAAACTTTGATTATTCTTGAGAAGATTTTGGGATTCAAGAAAATTTTTGATAAAAAATTAGATGATCCTGTCTGGAAATTTCTTTCTATGAGAATGAAAAAGTATAATTCCTTCCTAAATATTAATGTACTCTCCTTTCGTAAATTATTAAAACAAATTGTACTATGAGTAAGTTTTTTGAATCCGAATTGGTGCAGGAAGAATTGAATCAAATTGAATTCTTACAAGAAAAAGTTTTTAAAAACTTTTTTAATTTTCAATCCCTGTCTAAAGCTGCAAAGATAGAACAAATAAAAAATCTTGAAGTTCTTTTGGATAAGCAAAATATTTTTTATTCTAGATTGAAGTTGTCTGATGATCCTAGAGCTAAAGATATGAAAGAACAGCTGAATAAACAGTCTGTAGATTTGGGGTTTCCTCCTGATGTTGATTTGAGTAATATCTTTAAAAATATGCATAATATGATTAGTGAGATGAAAAAATCTATTGACTTCCAATAGGGAAGATGATAGAATAAAGAAGTACACACAAGCCAAATACACCTAATACGAGGTATACAAATGGGTTTTTCCGACCTTAAAAAGCAAAGCTCTTTGGGCTCTTTGACTAGCAAACTAGTTAAGGAAGTCGAGAAGATGAATAATACTGGTGGAGGGGCTGATGATAGGCTCTGGAAACCAGAAATGGATAAGAGTGGTAATGGTTATGCCGTTATCCGATTCCTCCCTGCTCCTGACGGAGAAGATTTGCCATGGGTTAAGCTGTTTTCACACGCATTCCAAGGACCTGGCGGATGGTATATTGAGAATTCTCTCACTACCATTGGCGGTAAGGATCCTATTGGAGAATTGAATCGTGAGTTGTGGAATAGTGGGAATGAGAAAGATAAAGATACAGTACGTAAGCAAAAGCGTAAGTTGTCCTTCTATACAAACATCTATGTTGTAAGGGATCCTGCTAATCCTCAGAATGAGGGTGGAGTATTTCTTTATAAGTTTGGTAAGAAGATCTTTGATAAGATCATGGATGTTATGCAACCAGAGTTTGAGGATGAGACTCCAATCAATCCTTTTGATTTCTGGGCAGGTGCTCACTTTAAGTTGAAGCTCCAGAAGAAGGATGGTTATTGGAATTATGATAAGTCTGAGTTTGATACTCCACGTCCATTGGTGGACGATGATGAGGCTCTAGAAGCAATTTGGAAGAAGCAACATTCTTTGACTGCTTTTGTAGCATCAGATCAATTTAAATCATATGATGATCTGAAGAAGCGTCTAGATTATGTTCTAGGCAACAAGAGACCTGCTCAACGGGTAACAACCGAGGAGTTGGATTATGATACCACTAGTCAAGTGGAAGAGAAAAGAGTTTCTGAAGAAGAAGTACTTCAGAAATTAGAGAGGAGTGCTAAGGCAAGTAAATCTGTGAGTGAAACTACTTCATCTGAAGAGGATGAAGAAGACCCACTATCATATTTTGCTAAACTCGCTGATAGCTGAGGGAAAATCAACTTTTTATTCCAAAATCGGTCGAAAATTATCCCAGAGTATTTTTTGACCCTATTACTTTTTTATTAATTGTAAAGTCTGATATTTTCTCCTTTAACCAGGGTTCTACTCACAAATTGAGTAGAACCCTTTTTATATGGCATGATTTGTTTCAAGTCATCTAATATAAGTCCTATGTACTTTCCCTTCAATACGAAGATATTTCTTTTTTCATTCTGAATATTCTCTTCATATGTGTAGTTAGTAATTGATTCTGCAAAGTTACTAATTACTTGCTGGGTTTGTAATCCAGAATCATAATAACTTACGGTATAGTCTGAAGGAACTTCTAATCCTTTTTTAATGATTATTCTTCCACTACTATCTTTTATTTCTGTAGTCTCATAATGATGAATGGAATGTATTCCAGCTTCATCGGTATATTTTTTAATTAGATAGTTATGAAAGGATTGTTGATCCATAGGCCATTCATCTTTAAGATTGATGATATTGTTGGCCATCATCACCAACCAATCCAAATCTGGTGTGTTATAAATTTTATAGGCAATATTATCTGGTCTTTCATCACCTATAATTTTATATTTGGTGAAGTGATTGAGATCTTCTAAAATATCAGGTCTTATTTTGGCTCTTTTAAAAAGATTTTTTACCTGAATATAGTCCGATATGTTTGTTGAACCCGCAAGACGACTAATATAGTCGAAGTCAGGAACATTTCTAAAATAAGGTTTAATAGCCATTACTGGAAGTCTCCATCTTCATAGTCTCCTCTGTATACTGGTTCAATTTCATTGAATGTCATTTGGATTTTGTAAGCAGTCATTGATCCTCCATCATAGGTCATATAAGAACCTGCGGGGGTATAGTCAACATTAAATGAAGTTAAAGCGCACGGTTTAAATTTATTCATGAAGGGATGTTGTTCATCTCCATTATAAATATAATCTAATTGCCAAAGACATGGTGGTTTTAAGAAAAGTGATGGATCTTCTTTAACTGGAGCCATATCTTTTTTCATAACTCGAATTATATCTCGACAAATATTAGCTTCACTTTCATCTCTGGGAGTTAGTGGAAAGTTAAAACTGAATGTTCTTAATGTGGGCCCTTCGAATAATAATTCAAGATTGGGATTGATGACTTGACCAGTTACTCTTCCCATTATATTTGCTCCCACTGCTTGTCCAGCAAAGAAGCCACCAATTACTGCTTTCGCATCATCTGATGTAACCATATCAGTCAGGTCTCCAATCATACCCATCAGAGCTGCACCTGCTCCACCAGGATTTCCGCTTCCCAGCTGTTTTATCATCTTCTCCGCCCCAAGACCAGCTCTTCTTTGCATTTCATTCATTGTATCTTGATTCCAACTAGTAGAATTAGATTCAGTGAGGCTTGGTTGCATTGGCAACTGAATAGTTGTTCTTGGTTTTTTAGCGCGTAATCTATTGGTGGTAAAAGTTTTGCCTTTAGTATCTTTGTGACCTGCTAGACCAGAAGGCACATATTCGTATGAGGCTATTTGAATATAGTCATATCCTAAACTAGCTAAACTCATTTCGGGATATCTTAGTATTCTGTTACTTCCATTATAATTATGGGTTCCACCTATACCGGCACGATTAGCTGCTATGGGAGCATCTGAAACACCTCTTACTGATAGTGGAATTGATCCATCAGTTAGAACTGAAGGTGGTGTTCCAAATAACTGTCTGGTGGATGCATCGCCAGATGCATTAATAATTTGTTTTGTTTTGGGATGTATAGCTCCAGGTATTCTCAGGTCATTAAAATAATATAGACGATTTTGAGTATCAGTTTGTAGATTTAGTTGACTTGCTCTGGTTGAATTAGCTGTATTAACTCCACCTCCTTGGGAAGTATTAAAAAAGGCATTTTGAAATTCTGCCTCAGTCAGTTGAGATGCGTTGGGAGATCTACTGTTATAAAGACGTAAAAATTCGGCTGATTGTGCAGGAGGAATTTCATATTCACTTCCCGCTTGAGAAGCACCTGTTGGGGGGGATTGGAAAAGAGGAGCCGATGCAGCTGTTCTTGCTGATGCGGATGCGTATCCTTGTATTTGACCAGTTGATGTATCTATCTTATTATAAATGGTCATACCGTTCCATATTGTGGTGGTATTTTTGATTGCCATTAGGTATGAATACAGCCTGTGTTAGTTATTTATCTTGAAATTTTGATACGGAATAGATCGCAAATCATTTATTTCACCGGGATAAGCCTGATATAAATTACCTATTGATTGTTGCCAGTCGTAATTCCTAAAACCTGGCCAATGATAATTAATTCCTCTAAATCCCCATTTAAACAACCCTACACAGGCTATTAATGGGAATTGATCATAACGAATTCTAGGAGTTTTGGGATCGTATATAAAGGT